TTATCGTTCAGCGCGTGATGGTTATGGCTTTGAAGCTGACTGGTCAGAGTTTTACACCACAACCCGCAAACCCTCTGCGGGGGATGTTGGTGCATATACGCAGGCAGAATGTAACTCAAGGTTTATTACAGGTATTCGCCTGGGCGGTCTGTCATCTGTTCAGACATGGAATGGTCCCGGCTGGTCTGACAGGTCAGGTTATGTCGTTACGGGTTCAGTTAACGGAAACCGTGATGAATTAATTGATACAACTCAGGCAAGGCCAATTCAGTATTGCATTAATGGAAGGTGGTATAACGCGGGGAGTATTTAATTATGATGCACTTAAAAAACATTACTGCTGGCAACCCTAAAACAAAAGAGCAATACCAGCTAACGAAACAATTTAACATCAAATGGCTTTATTCAGATGATGGAAAAAACTGGTATGAGGAACAAAAGAACTTTCAGCCTGATACGTTGAAAATGGTCTATGACCGTAACGGCGTTATTATTTGTATTGAAAAGGATGTTTCAGCAATTAATCCAGAAGGCGCAAGCGTCGTTGAATTACCTGATATTACAGCAAATCGCCGGGCTGATATTTCGGGTAAATGGATGTTCAAAGATGGCGTAGTGATAAAGCGAACTTATACCGGGGAAGAGCAGAGGCAGCAGGCAGAGAATGAAAAGCAAAGCCTGTTGCAACTTGTCAGGGATAAAACCCAGTTATGGGACTCACAGCTACGGCTGGGCATCATTTCCGACGAGAGTAAACAAAAATTAACAGAGTGGATACTCTTTGCGCAGAAAGTCGAATCTACAGACACTTCCAGCCTGCCAGTAACATTTCCCGAACAACCTGAATGAGACAAGGCCCGATAGCGGGCCTTAATTTTTATTCAGGCTTTTGTGGCCATTCAGGATTTGCCGTATCCACACGGCTGACCAGAACACTGTAGCGTTCCCATGCTTCCAGTCGTGTGCGCTCCTCGTCTGTTGCCATATTCAGCCTGGCAGCGCGTTCCAGTGGCTGGATGACTGATTCAGTTTCGGAAAGCAATGCGGCCTTTTGTGATTCGGCCTGTTGTTGCTGTTCGTCTGCTGTATAAATCCGCTTAACCACAGTTCCGTCCTTAAACATCCACTTCCCTGAATCATCGGCACGACGATTGACTGTTATATCTGGAATCTCAACGACACTAAAGCCTTCGGGATTAAGCGTTGAGGCATCTTTGGTTATGGCAACAATAATATTATTTTCGTCGTAAACAATCTTTATGGTGTCTTCCTGAAAGCTATTTACTTCCTCATACCAGTTTTTACCGTCTTCTGTATATAACCAGATAACATCAAAATTCTTTGTTAGCTGATATTGCTCTTTTGTTTTTGGATTTCCTGACTTAATATTTTTTAAATGCTGCATAATTTACACCTGTGCTACGTTATACCATGTGCCATTGATGTATTTTTGTATTGGTCTGAAGATGGCTTCATCATCGCCATCTACTTCACCAATGATTCTTAATCCGGTAATTGCGTGTCCGGCTTTTTCATAACGACCACCACGCGCCATCAATTGAACAACTCGCGTACCCAGGCGAACATCTTTTACATAGCGTGAATCAAAATTCCCCCAGTTGCTGGGCTGTATCTGACCGTTAACAGAAAATATTACCGAGTTATCTGTATTTCGCTGGCTATAGAAATGCCATCCTGCCTCATCGCCTAACTCTGCAACTACTGGACGGGTTGAAGCACCCCATAAATTAAACGTTACATTCTTTGTGGAGGTGTTGGAGCTGGATAGCGAGATTTTTTTACTATCACCTGCCTGAATGTTTTTAAAAGCAATAGCAACTCCATTCTGAAAGCGGAATACTCGCTGACTATTAGCGTAAACATCAAGAATACCGTCTCCATTCTGTTTAAATCCGGTATCATTATCACCAAGAACAATAGAGCTACCACCTAACGCATTCGTCGTACCAACTCCAAGGCTGCCATTAATGACGGCATTAACAAGAATATTTAGTGCATCCCATTTCAGCGTCATCAGGTCTTTTGTTGTGGTGCTTTGTTTGCTTCTCCATTTGAAATATTCATTGCCGTTGTCGCCTGTTTCAAACCACATGTATGAATCAGTATCGCTGTCGGCATCATTTTTAAATCCAATCTTCGCCCAGTCAGTATTTCGAATCCAGGCAAGGATTGAGTCGTTTTCAAAAGTAAGCCCACCGGACAAGGTATCGCCATTCTTTTGCACGGCGTTCCTGGCCCTGTTTACCGTTTCCTGTAAACCGAGGTTTTAGATAATGGCCGTTTCTGGCCTGCATGGCATGATTTGCGCTTTTGGACGGGAGATTCAGTGTGCTGATTGGCTATGTAAGGGTATCAACAAATGACCAGAATACAGACCTGCAACGAAACGCTCTTGTTTGTGCAGGATGTGAACAGATATTTGAAGATAAATTAAGCGGGACAAAGACAGACCGACCGGGATTAAAACGCGCTTTAAAGCGCCTTCAAAAAGGTGACACGCTGGTTGTCTGGAAACTGGATCGCCTCGGGCGAAGCATGAAACATCTGATTTCTCTCGTCGGGGAACTACGGGAGCGAGGGATTAATTTTCGCAGTCTGACCGACAGCATAGATACATCTTCTCCAATGGGGCGTTTTTTCTTCCACGTGATGGGGGCCCTGGCTGAAATGGAACGTGAATTAATTGTTGAACGTACACTGGCCGGACTGGCGGCAGCGCGCGCACGGGGGCGCACAGGCGGACGTCGACCGAAGCTGACAAAAGAACAGCATGAGCAAATAGCAAGGCTGATTAAAAACGGTCACGACAGAAAACAACTGGCAATAATTTACGGCATTGGTATATCGACGATTTATCGTTACCACCCCGCAGGAGAACCAAGCGGAACAATTGAGAAGAGTCAGGAAACAAAATAACCGCTAATCTGACCATTAGCGGTTTTTGTGTTAAATCAGAACATCCCTTTAACTGAACTGGCCGCGCTGTTAAGAGATGATGTCACCTTATCTTTGAAGCCGGACAGCATATCGCTGAATGATGAGGATTGCAGGCGCTCCCGCAAATCCTCATCACAGCGTTCAAGTGTCAGTGAAAATTCTATCTTTTTCGCCTTACCGTAGCGATCAAACTCGGAACGGGTCGTATTCGTTCCGGTCAGGACATACATGCCGTAAATCTGCCCGACACCATCAATCAGAGGCCAGGGGCGTCCTGTATATGCCTGCGTGGTCAGCAGCGACAGCGACACTTCGCCACCTGTAATTTCAGGATAAAGCACGCCAGAAAGCACGATGCGATCATCACCTGCCCCGATATACTGCCAGCTTGCTGAGCGGTTTACGCGCTCATTTTTCACATGCCGCCAGCTTTTGTTTTGCTGTAACTGCTGATGCGGCAATGTGCGCAGCTCAAAAACAAACATGCCGTAGATCATCATCATGGCCATGACTCCTCAATCTTTATCGTAAAAACTGCCACGTCCGGCACGGGCGCGCCGTTCCATTTCTGCCCTGACCATTTCACCGACCAGTTTCGCCAGTTCGCGGGGATTCTGTGTAACAACGTTATGCAGATGAACATGAATTTCACCGCCAAATCCGGAGGCAACAGGCTCCCGGTTACGGGAATTTGCAGGAACTGATGCCACTGGCGATCGTATAGCCTCCGCCACCGGGCGGGAGCTGGCCGCAACAACAGGGACCAGCGCCGGAGGCAGCGGAGCCGGAACCACGGGTGTGATAGTAATTGCGGGGGCAGGCTTACTGACCTGCGCAATCTTCCGCTCCTGCCACTCCCCACGAACAGCAAGTGCGCGGGGCAGGTTCTTAAAGACAATATCACCGGGGCCAATGCGTTTTTTCGTCTCATCAACCAGCTTACCTGTGTTATCAGCAATTTTGCTGAGTCTGCGTAGCGTACCGGTATTGCTGTCTGTGAGTGGTTTGTTGTCTTTGGGTTTATCACCTCCGGTGCCATTGCCATTTTCCACAGGCTTCGGCGGATTGATTTTCGCCAGGTCCCCCTGAAGCAAGGCAACCTTGTCCTGAAGAATGGCCGCACGCTGTGCGTCTTCGATTTTCTTGCGCGCCCTTTCCGCTTCATCCGGAAGGACGCCAAGTTTTTCAAGTATCCACGCCAGCGTATCCAGTAGCATTTTTGCAGGTGTCAGAACAAGCTGTAACGCACCGCCAAGAACGTTACCGAATATCTCGCCAGCACTGGTACATTTATCCAGCGTTTCCTTACTGGACTCCATCGGTGACAGCAGCGATTTAAACCAGTTAAACACCTGGCTGATCCCGCTTCCGATTGCGTCAAAAACAGGGCCAAACCGTTCAAAGGTTTCGCGCAACGGAGCCAGCCGTTCCATAATCCCACTGAACACCCCTGCATAAAACGCCTTGATGGGTTCCCAGTATTTCCAGATGAGAACCGCCGCAGCCACAAACGCAGCAGCAATCAATCCGACCGGACTGAACAGCGCCCCGATAGCGCCTCCCAGTAACGAAACGGAACCCGTCACCATTCCCCATAATGCAGGCAGAACCCTGACAACATTCAATGATCCGGTCAGGAGGGAAAAACCAAGACGCAGTTTTGCCAGTGGGCCAGCAAGCACACCAATAGCCAGCGACAACGAGCCTATGGTTGCAGTCATTGCCAGCAGAGCACCGCCTGCAACCAGTAGCTGGCGCGTCAGTGCCGGATGGGCCTGCGCCAGCGCCGTCACCTTCGATACCACCCGCGTGAGCCACTGCGTGACAGAACGCTGCGGACCGTCAATCAGATCTGCAATGCGGATGCGCACCCCTTCCCATGCACTGCCGAGTGATTTCAGATCGCCGTCAAGGTTGTTGGCCATAACCTTTGCTGTGCGTTCAGCCTCACCGCGCGCGCCTTCAAGTTCTTTTCTCAGTTTGGGTAAGGAGCCGTCACCTGCCGCATCAACGAGGGCCATAAATGATGTGAAAGCCTCTTCTCCGGCAATATCCTTAAAGAACGATACCCGGTCAACTTCCCCGTATTTGCGGGTGGCTTTATAAAGGTCAGCCAGCAGATCTTCCATCGGGCGCATTTTGCCGTTCGCGTCAGAGACGGACACGCCCAGCTCTTTCAGCGCCTCTGCTGCTGCCTTTGGCGGTGATGCCAGACGAGCCAGGCTGGCACGCATTGCCGTCCCGGCATCACTCCCTCTGATACCCATATTCGCCAGCACGCCAGCCATCGCTGCAGCCTGCTCCAGCGATATTCCCAGCTTACCCGCCACCGGACCGGCATATTTCATGGTTTCGCCCAGTGCGCGAAGGTCAGTGTTGGTACGGGTAAACGCTGCAGTGAGTGTGTCACCGACCCGGTCCATCTGGTCAGCAGAAAGGCCGAACTGCGTCAGGATATTTGAGCCAATATCCGCCGTCTCGCCGAGATCCATACCGCCAGCCGTTGCCATGCTCAACACGCCGGGAAGCGCAGCCTGAATGGCCTGCGGTGTGAAGCCAGCCATTGCAAGAAATGCCTGCCCACTGGCGGCATCGCCTGCGGTGAACTGCGTTTCAGAGCCAAGTTTTAACGCCTGCTCACGCAGCGCCTTAAACTGCGGGCTGTTCTGGTCGATTCGCGTCAGCGCCTGAACGCGGGACATCTCTTTCCCGAACCCGATTGCGGGCTGCAAAAAACGCCCGGCAGCATAGCCGCCCGCCGCTGCCGCACCAATTGCCAGTACACCACCTGTTTTCAGTTTTCCCGCGGTTTCCTGCGCGCGCGAATACCGCTCACGCGCCCGCGTTACACGCGCAAGCGACTGCCGTTCGCGTTCAAGCTGGTTGTTGTACTGTTCGGTGCGCCTGATGGCCTGTTGAATGGTGTTATCGCTGCCTGTCAGGGAAATGCCGTGGCGTTTCAGCTCTCCGCCAAGCTCCCGCATTTTCTGAATTTCCCGTATGCGCGATTCATTCAGGCGTTCAAGCCGGGTGCTTAACTGCTGCATCAGCTTTTGTTGCTTTTCGCTGAGCACTGTACCCGTGCGTTGTAACTGATTAAGGGCGTTAAGCTGGCGTCGTGCTTTCACGATACCCGCATCCGCTTTACTGACAGCGTCGCGGGCGCGCTCAAATGAACGCGCCTGACGCTCGAGATTTTTGATCGCCCCCTGCGTTCGCTGGATGGAGTCACCAAACTGCCCCATCAGGCGGCGGGCGTTTTCGGCAGGCCGGGTCAGCCTGTCAACGGCGCTGAAAGCGACCCGGATATCAAGAGTCTTCATTGTCTGCATTCCCGCTGCGAAGTGCCGCCCGCTCACGCCAGCTAACCACTTCGCCGGGCGTCATCATGAAGATTTCGGCGGGCGACCAGTTAAAAATAACGGCAATATCTGCCACAAAGTCTTCTATGTGCTCAAAGCACACAACCGTGATCAGGCTTCCGTCGCCTGTTCGTTCTTCCCGCCAGAGTCCGCACCGCTCAAAAAATTTACGGCAACCACACATAACTGAATAAAGTCACGGGATGCCATTTTTTTGATCGTCACTTCATCCAGTCGCGGTGATGTCACGCGTGACAGCAGCGTAAACATAGATTCCGCTTTCAGATTCAGCACATCAGACAGCGACAAATCTCGCAGAGATCCAGCCTGCTCAATAGCTCCGGTGATCTCCACATACGTGATTTTTTCGCCGCCTCGCTCAATTGGTTGGGTAAGTTTTATGCCACGCTCACTGGTTTCTTTCACAGTGTCAGCAACGACCGTGTTTTCGGTATCGATGTTTTTCGTCTCTTTCATCAGGAAACTCCTTTCAGTCAGAGGCGACGCACTGCGCCGCCTGCATATTACTTATCAGCCAAGCCCGAGCGCGGAACGGATGCGATCGGGCACAATGTCCTTGCCGTCCTTCCGGTAAATGAAGTTCAGCAGGTCAATCTCCCACAACGGGCGATCGTTAACACTCAGCTTGTAGTAGGTGTTTTTAATGGCGTAAGTGTGTGATGTGGCTTCGCCCTGTTTGGCTTCCCCCATATCAATTTCCGTCACACGTCCGCGCATTTCGACTTCATACAGGTCGCTTTCTGCATCGGTGTAGTATTCACCCGCAAAACGCAGCAGCGTGCCGTCAATCGTGCCGCCATACTTAAGGAACAGCTCACGAACTGCGCCCCCCATGACAAAGCTCGCATCAAGCGCGGAGTCGTCCAGACCGAGATCAATACTTACCGCACCCATCATGCCGCCCCCCCGGTAGCTGTCGGTTTTGCGCGTCAGTTTGGGCAGAGTGACGGACGTCACCTTACCCACTTCGTTTTCACCATCCACAAACAGCGTAAAAAAGCGAAGATGTTTTGGCACAGCCATCAGGCACCTCCCAGCACCGCAAATGCGGGTTCAAAGTATTCATCAGTAAACGTCTGGTAAAGCTCCATGTCTTCCAGTGGCGGAACGGGCGTATATTTATAGCGAATACGCACACGTCCCTGACGTAAATCCGTGGTGCTGTTATCCACCACGTCATACCAGCACTCCGCGCCAATCAGTTTCCCGGCAGTAACCAGTGAATCCAGTTTTGCCCTGATGGCACTGATAACATCCTTCACGTTCGCAGGCGTCAGTGGACTGTCGATGGTTTCAAACTGCGCTTCTGCAATTGAATCAGCCAGCACCTGTGCGGTTCGGGTATACACCTCAAAGATGTAGGCGTTCGTTTCCGGTGTGCGGTTGCCCCAGAAGCGGAACCCGTTGCGACGAATAATGGTCGTGATTTCTTTGTTGTTGAGGCTGTTGGCATCGCTGTCTTCGGCCTGCAACGACCAGAACACATGCCTCGACATCCCCAGCACATTTTTAACCGGAACGTTGGACAGTGATTTGTGCCATCCCTGCTCATGGTCAATGTACGCACGAAGGCCGCACGCATAGGCAGGCGCGGGGAACGTTTCGTTTTTGCCACTTTTCGGGTTGTAGGCGATGAAGTCCGGCCATAAGAGCATCACCTCACGTTCGTTGAATTTCTGGCGGTAGGTAATCGCCTCAGCCATCGTGTTACAGCCGTGACATGAGGCATACACAAACGCGCGCAGTTTACCCGCAATCACGCACAGGGATTTTGTCACCGCCTCCGTGTCCAGCTCCGGCGCGGCCAGAATACGCGGACGGTATCCGATGCTTTCATCCTGCTCTGCAACAAGCAGCGCATACATCCCCGTATAGCTGCCGTCAGATTCAGAACCACCGATAACCAGTTGATCCTGCGTTTTTCCGTCTTCTTCTTTGTGTTCAGCCACGCGAACGACGATCACCTTTGTGCTCACCTGGTCTGCGATGGCCTTAAGCGCACGATAAAGCGTCCCCGTTGTCCCGCATTTTCCCAGCACGTCATTGACGCGGGTCAGCAGTGTGGGCTTGTTCAGCGGGAACAGCTTCGCGTCCGCATCATCCGCCGTTGCCACGATACCG